GGTCTTACATACCTTTGACATACTGATGACATACCTCAAAATAAGCCCCGACTTGAGATTTTGTGACTAGACATCTGTTGTAGGGGCAGGGTATGCTGGGATTGTCTCAAGAAAGGGGATAGAAATGAAACAAATTATTCAGTTCCACGATGGGCAGATGATTCGTCAGCGAGTTGTCGCTGATAGCCATGGGGTTGCACTAATCATGGGTAACCTTCGTAGCGCAGGGATTGACATGGCGACTGTCATCGTGACCAATCGTCACGCAGAGAATTACCCAATCGGGTATTTGCACTACGAGTACCCACTCGTAGGCGACAAAGTCACTGGAATCTTTAGTGAGTGATTCCAGAGAAAGGGGATGACAAATGATTTACTTTTGCGTCATCGTTTTGGCAGTTTTTATAATTGCTGTCGCCAAAAAACGATTGGCGATTAAGTCAAGCAAAAAAAGACACCCGACTGCTCGCAAAATCTAAGGTCGGGGCTTAGACTGAGCATATGTCTCAATATCATTGCTGTATCTGTGGGTTACCAATCACACCTGACCACAATATTAGTCGTCGGTTAGCCATAGTTTGGCTAAAAGGAAAGAGCAATGTTATAGACAGCGTTGAAGACGAACTCTATAAATACCGACATGAGTTTTGTGAATCAAAAGAAATAGAATTCATACAGCCGGCATTATTCTAAAAAAGGATGGACATGACGATTACTAAACTAAGAAAACAAATCAACGATTTTTTTATAGAGCGAGATGAGAATGTTTTGCTCATGGATGGGTTTGATGAAGCCTTTATTGGCTACTCTCAGCGCATCAATGAACCCGTGCTTGCTGTCTACTCTTGGGAGAAAATGGTTGATGTTTGTATCAAAAGAGACGGCATGACCTATGACGAAGCGACTGAATACATTGAGTACAACTGCACCGGGGCTTGGGTAGGCGAAAGAACACCGATTATAGTTATGCCATTTGAGGGCTAGACATTTGTCGTATAGGGTCGATATACTTTAAGCGTCTCTAGAAAGGGGATAACAAATGGTTAAGTATCCAGAAATAGAAGTCCAACTCACAGGCAATGACGGCAACGCATTTGCCATTATGGCTTCAGTTCGTAAGGCTCTACGCCGAGCAAAAGTGTCGGCAGACGAGATAGATGAATATGTTAAACAGTCAATGTCGGGCGACTACGACAACCTCTTAAGGGTCGCTATGAGTTGGGTTACAGTTCTCTAATGGAACACAAACCAGCAAAAAATAAAGACGAACGCCATAACGAAAATAGAAAACCTAAAAAGCCAGAAATCCCTGACTTTGTAGATGAAGATAATCTATACATTAGCGAAACTATTAAAAACATGAATAACGAACAAGATATTGGTCGGTATGGAAACAAAAAATGGTGTACTAATTGCGGAGATGAATGGTCAATCATTGGAGAAGATGGATTATGTCCAGAGTGTTTTCAAGAATATCACGGTTTGTTTTAATGAGTAATTGTGGCTAATAACAGCCCCGTTTAACGACTAGACATCTGTTGTATGGATTGGCTAGTATTGGGGTGTCTCAAGAAAGGGGATACATAATGAACGAAGCACCAACATCTGATGCACTCATCAGCAAAATCCACGAGTTGGATAAAGTCCAGACGCAAGTCGTTAAAGGAATTATCACAATTCGTGAAGCACTTAATCAGCGAGTATCAATTATGACCGAGGCTCAGCAGATTCTCCGAGAAATGGTTAAGTACGACTTGGGCGAATAAAAACGCTCGGCGAATTAAAAAAACCCAACTCAAATCAAAATTAGAAAGAAGTTGAGCGGGACTATCCCTGCGATACCAACTAGACATCTGTTATAAGGGTGGGATATAATTTATTTAGCCAACTGGAAGGGGCAACTAATGAAACTTATCAAACCAGACAAAGCGACTAAGTTAGCATTTACCAAAGATGGATTTAATGGGGATGCAGTTGAATATACTTGTGGCGACTGGCGAATCTATAAGTGCGAAGTTCATCGTTTGGATTTGAAAAATATAAATGTAGTAAAAACTAATGAAGTTTTTTGGACTGCCAGTAGAGAGCGTGTTTACAGAAAAGACGGCTATACTCGTAGCACTAGTTTTGGTTCATCTTCACTAAAAAAACTTCACCAACAAATTATTAATGACGCTCTTGCCGAGCCTGAAAAAATTGCTAGATATTTAGAGCGTGAAAAAATCCGTAAACAAAAAAAGAAGGGCTAAACACATGAACAAAGCAATCAGAATCACGACAGAAAACGAAACAATTGTTTTTGAACTTAAAAGCGACTCACTAGAACAACTACAGCACGCAGTCGGTGGTTATATTCAAGCCATAGACCTAAGCGATGAACTCACGTTATGGTGTAATGAGGAAGGCAAAATTATGAACTTGCCCCACAACTCTCGCGCTCAGAAATTGTGGGATAAAGTTTTTGGCGCTGGCACTGATTATATTGTCGGCGACATCGTGCTTACGGGTGGCGCTAACGAAGACGGCGAAACACTCGGACTGACAGACACTCAAATCACTGACTTCTTGGTTGCTATTTAGCGACCAAGAAATCTAATATCAACTGCGATGAAGACACATCTGGAGCCCCGACATCGCCTTCTACCGAAGCATTAACTACGGTTCTCTTTTTCTCAATAAGTCTGTAGATTTTCTCATCTATTGTGCCGGCAGTAAGCATGTATGTGGCTGTGACTGAGCCTTGTTGCCCGATTCTATGTAGGCGGCTATAGGTCTGGTCCACGTCTGCCGGAGTCCACGGCAGCTCGACAAACAAACAGTCCTGGGAGACAGTTAATGTATGGCCGGTCTTGGCGGCCTGAATAGATAAAACCATCACCGGCGCTTCCTCTACGGATAGCGTCATAAACTTCTTTTTCTGCACCTCTACCTCGTCAACTGACATTCCACCCTGTATGCGCAAGTTTCCATACTTCTTGGCGAGTTCGTCAACAATGTCTCTATGGTGAGCAGCAATAACCACTTTCTTGCCTTCTGTGATATGAGCTTCAACCCACTCGTGAACTGCCGGCATTTTGGCTTTAGCTGACAGCCTACGTAGAACAGACAACTTGACTAGATGTTCATTACTTTCAGCCCGCAGCTTGGCTGCTACGGCTTTTGAGTACGGGTTCTCGCCTAATTCGATAGCAATCGCTTTGGCCCTGTCAGTTATGTATTGAATGATGTCTTCTTCTGCTTTATTGTATTCAATCATTCCACTTGCCGTGCCTTCGACAATGACTCGACTGTGAATCACGGGTGGCAGTTCTGATAACACTTGGTCTTTTGTTCTCCGGATATAGCAAGTTCCTCGCAGCCGGTCATTTAATTCATCAAGATGCGAATGACCGCTAATGTTCCATTGACCAAACCTGTCTTGGAATGCCGAACAATACCTTCTATAGAAACCCCACAAGCCACCAAACTCTTTCAGTTTTCCGATTATGTCTAATTGACTTGCGTATTCTGCCGGCCTATTCGTTACGGGTGTTCCGGTAAGACATAAAACAATTCCATGTTTGGGTGCGCTTTTAGCCATCTTAATAGCCGACTTAGTTCGTTGCGCTGATGGTGACTTACAGTAATGAGATTCGTCAAACACGTAAGAGCTGTGCGCCAATAACTGTTTTTCCCAATGAGAGATATTTGAGTAGCCAACAACGAGAACATCGTATGTTTCTCTATCGGGGAGCTCTCTTCGGTTAGTTACTACGGACACTTTTCTGTGGGGCAGCCATCTATTCCATTCTGACTTCCAGTTAAGAATGAGCGTCGGAGGGCAAACAACTACCGCCGGATACACCTCACTGCTTTTTGAAGAGTGTTCAAGTGCCGCTATTGCTTGTATGGTTTTCCCCAAACCCATCTCATCTGCGATAAAAGTTCGTTTTGCTTTTACGGCGTACTGAACTCCGGCTCTTTGATATGGCAGCAAATTACCTTGGAGCCCTTCGACCTCAATATCTGCGTCTACCGAACGAGATGCGGATATCAAGCGATTAAGGGCATCTTCGGCTGACTTAGCTACTTCCTTGATTGATGAATCCACCGGTAAGGCGAACTGTTCGGCCCATTCAATGGCGCTGCTAGCAGATGCCACGGGTACCTTCCACGCTTTTTCTTTAGTGTCCCAAGTTACTTGCGGCAATTTCTTCACCGCATTTATCATTACCCTTTCGTAGGGAAACTTCATAAAAATCCAATTGTCACTTAGGTAAACATTGCGTACGGGTGTTTGACGGGTAACTGTAAAGCGCATTAATTCATTGGTAATTTCGAAGCCATTATCAATAGCGAACTCACGGGCCTCAACAATTGACGTGAGCGGCACTTTCCAGAGCTTCTCAAGTTTGTCCCACTTCGCTCCGTTAATAACCTTTATCGCCGCCACTTTGGCCGCATCATAAGGAAAATCGAAAACAAGACAATTATTTGATAAATACATTTTCACAATCTAGATAGTAGTCGCTATACTCTTTATATATGGACATATCTCCAATGGAAAAAGACTTCGTTCAAACAATGGATGAAATGGCCGAAGAAATTAAAGTTCTTCAAAAACAAATTCAAAATTTGACATACAGATTAAACATAATCGAAACCAAAACCGAACTACCATCAGTAGCCGCAATCGAATATAACGACAAAGTAAAATCCTTGGGTAGTGATTTAAGAAATATCGGAGAAATCCTCAACGGCAAATAAGCCCCGCTCTCGATGACTGGACATTTGTTGTATAGCCGTGTTATGGTGAAGTCATCTCAAGAAAGGGGATATATGATAATTCACAACATGACACCAGTGACTTACGAAGATAATTATGGCAACGAAATGCACGGTATGGTCGTTGGCCACGACGACCACCATCGAGCGATTATCGTCATAGATGGCGCAGGCAAGTTTGACCCTTTGGCAGTTGTTGATTATGACAACATCTTGACTGTTGGCCTAAAGTTCGAATTAAAATAAATAAATTAAATAATCTAGTCTGAGCCGTAAATGTCTCAGACTAGATTGTTATTTATTCAAAATAAGCCCCGCAGCGGACAACTAGACATCTGTTATAGGGTGCGGCTATACTGAAAGTGTCTCAATGAAAGGGGATACATAATGAGTGGTTCAAGTCCGATACGTGAAAGCGATAGATACCTTGACGAAAGCGGTCAAATGGTTATGCGCGGCATTAGTGATATTGACGAAGTGTTTCTCTATCAGTGTTCTAATTGTCAAGAATGGTTTACAGCAGGCGACACCTACGTCACGGGTGGCGGCACTGAATACTGTTATAACGAACCTTGCTGCGAACTTCAAGAACAATAATTCATCACTACGAAAGGGGATACAAAATGAATGAAACAATCAAACAAGTAGCGGCTATTGATTTTGCTGCGCTTGCCAAATTAATGCGCGAGCAATTGGATTACCCAGAAACCGAGCCATACACTTGGCTCACGACTGTGAACATTCTGGCTGCGCTTCTTACGAGCGAGGACAGTCTCGGCTTTCACGAATTCCGTAACGCTTGCGGCTTTCTGCACTGCACTGGAATTCAGTCAGAAAAAGCCTAAAACATTCCGCACCGATTACCAAAAATCGGTTGCGGCAATAATAGCCCCGCCGCCGATGACTGGACATTTGTTGTAGTGGCCTACTATGGTGAAGCTATCTCAAGAAAGGGGATGCTATGAAAATCAGGTTAGGCAAATGTTTCTTAGGTGAATTAAATAACGGAAGTATGGGGACTCAGGATGAACGCACGGAAGTAATCAAGGCCGTGCTACTTAGGGGCCGAAAGACCAAAACTGGCATATCCGTAGAAGTCAATAAGGACGAACTTGAAGCACTCATCGACGAGTGCGAGTGGCACAGCTTTATGTGGAGTCCTGAACCCCAGCAGTCATCAGATGAGCGCAGGATGTATCACAATTTATTGAATCAACTTAAATCACTCAAAAAAATTCAAGAAGCGACCATCAAACTCTAAATTAAACAATCTAGTCTGGGCCGTAAATGTCTCAGACTAGATTGTTATTTATTTAAAATAAGCCCCGAGCTGTTGCTGTATTTTGCTGGCGACGGCATTTATCGGGAGCAGCCACAGAAATTGCTGCCGAGCTCGGGGCTATGGTGGCTAGACACTTGTTGTAGAGGTCGAATAAAATTAAATTAAAAAAGAGAAAGGGAGAGACAAATGAAAAGGACAATCGTCTGGCGATTGACCGAAGCTCAGAAAACGCTCATTCTTGCAGCAATCGCAAACTGCCCGACACCGATTGGCGAGACCGAGGAAGAGCGCAATACTCACAGAGCCATAGAAGGCTATGTGGGCAAAGAGCTGGAAAAACTTGGCTGGAACGAATTTTTTTGGTATCTCAACGCCAACACACGCCGAAAAGCCAAAGTTCGCTGAGTTTGTCTGTGGATGTCTCACACCCCCACAGGTGCTCGAACCCACAGCCCCGCTAATTAGTAAGACAAATCAACGAACCGACAAGCCAGCGGGGCTACGGCTGGACATCTGTTATAGGGGTACTGTATGATTAAATTATCCAACTGAAAGGGGATAGTAATGTCAGGAATGATTCATAAGGCAAGTTTGACGGGCGATAGAGAGAAACCGTTTGGTGGCATAGAATGCATTTACCAACTTGATATTTGGGAGAGCGACGATAACGAACTTGTTGTTCGCTTGTCTAAAGACGGGAATCTACCATTTGCAGAACAAAGATTCCGTGACTGCGAGACTCAACACTCAGATAGTGAGCGTTGGCTCAACGATAAAGTCGGCTACCCTAATCCCTTCGCTGGGGTACTACTTCAGCGAGCGTGGGAATAACTCGCTAAACTAGCCCTATGGGTTATATGTACTTCATAGGGCTAGGAATTGGCTTTTTCACGGGCGTTATTTTTTCTTACGCAATTATGATTATTAAAGGCAAGGAAGATAAGTGGTAATTACTTCAGAGATAAGCGATGTACTCGCCGAGAATTATTTTGGTATCGGCGCGATAGGGCGCGATGCTGTCAATGCGATGTGGGAAGACTTTGCTCACGGCAGACTAGACGATAATCCCGAACAAGTGATTATCCCCGAATTACTTAAACTCACTCACTACATA